ATTGATAGTATCATTGAAGAAGTTGAAGCAGAAATGGCCGCACAGGAGTCTCCTAAAAATACCATAGAAGAATCTGAAGATAGTAATTTAAAAAAAAATATTGAAGAGGGTGTGACAGGATTTGCTAAAGGTGGATTTGCTAGTGGCGGTCTTGAAGATGGAGAAGAAAAAAAAGAATTAGGTCAAACTCAAATATATTATCCATCTGATGAAGATGCAAATAAAAAAACAGTAGATCCAACAATTAATAAAGAGCTTCCTCCAACTGAAAAACCTAAAACTGTAAATGAACAAGTAAGAGATTATAGATCACCTTTTGCTATGAAAAGATTAGATCCAAGTAAAGGTATGCCTGATACTGAATCAAGTCAAATAGGTAGAGCTTTATTAGGTAAGAAAGGATTTACATCAGCTAGAGATATAGTTAGTAGAAAATTTCCTGATATAGTAGATCCAACTAAAGATCCTAATACATCTACTAAAGTAGGAACATCTACTACTAATAAAACACAGCAAACTAAAGTAGAAAAAGATTTTAGTACATTTATATCAGGCCCAGAAGATTATACTAATTTAACTGGGGATGATGCTAAATCTAATATAATGAATCAATTACAACATCAAAATGAATATTTAAAAAGACAAGGACAAAGTTATCCTAATCAAACAGATGTACCATTTATAAATCAATATATGGCTGATTCATTAGCACAAGCAGGTATTAAAGATCTAAGACAGTTAGGATATAAAGATGTAGAGCAACCTAAAGTATCAGCAGAATTAATTAAAAAAGGTGATAAATATTATCTTAAACCTGAAAAGGTTAGTAATCATTTAGACAGATCTAGAGAAAAATCTAAACTTATTGAAGTTTCACCTGAAGATGTAAAAACAACAAGCAGAAGTTTAGGTATGGGTGGAAAAGAAACTAAGATTGTTGGTTTAGTTCCACAAGCTCCAAAAAGAATTTTAATTAATAAAGATACAGGTGAACAAGTAGTACAAGGTAAGTATGGAGGAGAGTTAGGATACGAACAAGATACTACTAGAGCAATAGGTTATGGCATGAGATCAAAGGCTAAAGCACGAACAAATATAGAAGCAATTAATGCAGCAAATGATCCAAGAAAAGGAGTAAGATGGGGTAATACTACACAAACTGAAGGCATGACTAACTTTATGATTAGGTTTGATGAGAATGATAATGCTTTAATATACCCTAATTATGTGGATACTAAAAATGATGCTGCTGAAAAGTTTGCTATTGCGGCTGCAATAGGAGCAGGTCTTACTTATGGCCCAGGATTAATGTCTAAATTAGGCACTAAAGTAAGTAGTGCTGTAGGTGAAAGTACTGTAAAAAGTATAGCTAAGAAATTTTTACCAGAGTTTACAAAAGAAGGTATTATTAAAGAAGTTGGTAAAAAAGCAGTTAAAGAAGTAGTTAAAAAAGGAGCTACAAGTATTATAGAAAAACAATATCCTGGTGCTGGTAGGAAAAGATGAGTTAATGATTCCTCATTTAAAATAAAGAATCTATAATTGGCTACCTTATCCCCCCTTACAGGCTACGGATAGCCCCAATAAGAAGGAAGTACAAAATGGCTGAAGCAGCAGAAGTAATAGAAACACCTGAAGTTAAACCTCAGAAAAAGAAAGTAGTAGGCTTTGCTACACGATCTGCTAATAAAGAACGTATAGAACAAGAAGAAAAAGAATTAGAAGAATTAAAAAAACAGAATACAGGACAAGTTGAAGAAGAAGAAAAATCTGAACCTGAACCTGTTACAGCAGAAGAAAAAAGTTTTAAAAAAAGATATGGTGATTTAAGAAGACACTCACAAAAGAAAGAACATGATCTTCAAAAGCAGATAGATGAGTTAAGAACTCAATTAGATGCTTCTACAAAGAAACAAATTAAGTTACCTAAATCAGAAGAAGAGTTAGATGAGTGGACTAAAGAGTACCCTGATGTAGCTAAGATTGTAGAAACAATAGCTATTAAAAAAGCTAAAGAACAATCTAAAGATTTAGAAGAAAGACTTAAACAAATTAATACAATGCAAGATGATGCATTAAGAGAGAAAGCTGAAGTAGAATTACTAAAGAAACATCCTGACTTTGTAACTATTAGAGATCAAGATGAATTTCATACTTGGGTAGAAGAACAACCTGAGTGGGTTCAAAAAGCATTATATGAAAATGAGCATGATGCTAATTCTGCTGCAAGAGCTATTGATCTTTACAAAGCTGATATGGGTATTAGTACTAAGAAAGTAACTGCAAAAGATAAAAGCCTTGATGCAGCTAAATCTGTAGCCACTAATAAAGGTAATCCTAATACTTCATCTGAAGTAGGAACACTTAAAGAATCAGATGTAGAAAAAATGTCAGCTAGAGAATATGAAGCAAATCAGGAAGAAATAACTAAAGCCATACAAAATGGTACATTTATATATGATTTGACAGGTTCAGCAAGATAGTACTTGACATTCAAGCATTTATATTTATAACAATAGTTCAACAATTACTGTAAGTGTAGTTTGCCCCTACATGGATACCAAATTACACTTACAAAATTTTATAACGCAATATAACAATTTTCGGAATACCTGAAACTTGATTGCCCATATTATATAGCTTGTGACGGCATCTATATAATTTGCACCAATAAAGACAGCCCCTAGAATGATTGTGTAAGAACTGCGTTGGATACTTATACTTTTTTTCAAGGAGAAATACAATGGCTTTTCCTAAGGCAACGGGCCATAACAATTTACCTAATGGTAATTTTAGCCCAGTAATATACTCGAAGCAGGTACAACTTGCTTTCCGTAAATCCTCCATAGTAGAAGATATTACCAATAGTGATTATTTTGGTGAGATTGCTAATATGGGTGATTCAGTTAAAATCATTAAAGAACCTGAAGTTTCCGTACAGGCTTACAATCGTGGTACACAAATTACTGCACAGGATCTTGATGATGAAGATTTCACATTAGTTGTTGATCAAGCTAACTACTATGCATTTAAGATGGATGATATTGAAGAAGCTCACAGTCATGTAAACTTCTTATCAATGGCATCTGATCGTGCTGCATATCGTTTAAGAGATCAATATGATCAAGATGTATTTGGTTATCTTTGTGGTTTTTCACAATCAGCAAAACATGGTGCTGCTGATACAGCTAGAACTTCTTCCCCTGGTACTAATGCTGTTTCAACAGCAGGTGATGATGAGCTTTTAACTACAATGAAACTAAAAAAAGGTAGTTTTGCTAATATCACTACTAGTAGTGCAGGTGAGCATTCAATTCCAATAGCTTCACGTTTGCCAGGTGCTACTTCAGTTCCAACAGCAACTGCAAGCCCATTACAAGTAGTAGCTCGTATGAGCCGTTTACTTGATACTCAATTTGTTGATACAGCAAACAGATGGTTAGTAGTTGATCCTGTATTTGCTGAGATATTAAAGGATGAGGATAGCAGATTATTTGACTCAGACTTTGGTGGATCAGGCTTACAGAATGGATTAGTGTTGAATAATCTACATGGCTTTAAAGTGTATATTTCAAACAACCTTCCATCAGTAGGAACAGGTTCTTCAACAACAGGTACAGCTAATCAAAATGCCAACTTTGGTGTTATTGTTGCTGGACATTCATCTGCTGTAGCTACTGCTCAACAGATTACTAAGACAGAAAGCTATCGAGATCCTGACAGCTTTGCTGACATCGTTCGTGGTATGCATCTTTATGGTCGTAAGATTTTAAGACCTGAAGCAATCGTTACTGCTAAATATAATACTGCTGCTTAAAGGAGAAAATAAATGGCTACAGTAGATCAATCAAGTGGTATAAATGGAGGAACACATCCTTCAAGAGCTATCCGTAAGATGCCTTATAAAATTGAAACAGATGTTAATTTAGCAACTGTTACAACTACTAAAGGTTCAGCTATCGGATCAGCAGACGTAATTCAAGTGTTGGATATTCCAGCTAAGTCTTTGGTATATGCAGCAGGACTTGAAATGGTTACACAAGGTGATGGTAAGTATACAGTAGATTTAGGTATTGAAACTGTAGATGGTGATGGATTTGTTAATGGAGAAGATTGGGGATCAGCAATTGCTACAGGTACAATTACTCAAATAGCTTCTGCCTGTAGACCTATGATGACTGGCTCTGATTTAACATTAGATCTTACTATTGGTAAGGCTAATACATCAGCAAGTGCTCTACCTACAACTGGTGTATTCCGTGCCTTTGCAGTAGTTCAAGATATTTCTAATGATCTTGGGCCTGACGAAGTAGATCGTGACCAATTAGCTTAATGCTATATTGTTGATATGTGGGTAGCTCTTGCTATAAGGGTTACCCATTTTTTTTTGAAAGTAACGTAATGGCAATAACACAAGCTTTATGTACATCATTTAAAAAAGAATTGCTTGAAGGTAAGCATGACTTTTCTGTTTCTGGTGGACATACTTTTAAAATTGCTTTGTATAGTGCAGGTGCAGCATTAAGTGCAGGTACTACAAGTTATACTACTAGTGGAGAAGTAGCAGGTGCAGGATATACAAGTGGTGGATTAGGTTTAACTAATAAGACTGCTACTACATCAGGCACAGTAGCATTTACTAGTTTTGATAATGCTACATTTACTAATGCTTCTGTAACAGTAAGAGGTGCTTTAGTATATAACACAACTACAAGTGGTACATCTGACACTACTAATGCTGTATGTGTATTAGATTTTAGTGCAGATAAAACAACAACAACTGCTGATTTTATAGTAGGTTTTCCTACAGCAGATAGTACTACAGCTATTATAAGGATTGACTAAATAAATGGCTACAGTTACTTTAATAGATAGTACAGGAGAAGTATATGGTGTTGCTGTATATGGTACATCTGTTTATGGAACTATAAATAGTAGAACTATTATACCTGATGGAGTTAAAGCAACATCATCATTAGGTGAAGAAAGTATTACTGCAACACAATTTGATTATACAGCAGTAGCTGATAACTATGAAAGACGTAGGACAGTTCATGTACATAGATCAACTACATCTTCAGATAGAACAGTAAAGGTAGCTTAATATGTTTACATGGCCTAGTAAAGACCCTGATGAAACAGTAGACTTTAGTATGGATTGGTCAAGGTATTTAAATGATCAAGCTACTATTAGTTCTGTTATTTGGTTTGTTGATAATGCTTCAGGAACTAAAACTGAATTAGCTAGTGTTAATGATGTAGTAAATGGAATACAGTTTGTAGGTAAATCTAACACTAATACTGTAGCTACTATAAATGTAGCACTAGGTACTAATAATTTTAAATATAAATTTAGTTGTCAAATAACAGATACAACTGGAACAATAGCTGAAAGAACAGTATTACTTCCTATTAAGGAAACATAATGGCATATAATTTTTTAGGACTTGTTAATGAAGTTAATCGTAGACTTAATGAAGTAGAACTTACTAGTTCTAATTTTGCTAGTGCAGTAGGATTTTATTCACAAGTTAAAGATAGTGTTAATGCTGCAATACAAGAAATAGATCAAGAGTATCCTGAGTGGCCTTATAACTTTGTTGAACAAGAAGATACTTTAACTGCTGGTATTACTAGGTATAGTTTTCCTGCTAATGCTACTGTTTTAGACTTTGAAAGTTTTAGAGTTAAAGAAGATACTACATTAGGTAATCGAACACAAAAGTTACAAGTATTAACTTATGAAGAATACTTAGATAGATTTGTTGAGCAAGAGTATACAAGTGATACAAGTTTAAGAAGTGTTCCTGTATATGTAGCTAAAGGGCATGGTTTAGAATATATATTATCACCTGCACCTAATAAAGCTTATACTTTAGTATATGAATATTATTTAACTAGTACAGATTTAATAGATTCAACTGATGTGCCTAAAATACCTGAAATATATAGAAATGTAGTTGTTGATGGTGCTATGCATTATGCTTATATGTTTAGAGGCAATACACAAGATGCAATGGTTGCAGAGAAAAAGTTTAAAGATGGTTTAAAAAACATGAGAATTGTTTTAATTAATAAAAATACTTATGTTAGATCAACTATGTTAACAAGAACACAACGTAGTACATATGTTTATAGATTGGCTTCTTAATGCCTGATAATTTACAAACATATGCTTTTGAGTTTAAAGGTGGATTAATAAGTAATCTAGCACCTTTACAGCATGGTATACAGCAACCAGGTACTGCTAGAATATTAAGAAACTTTGAACCTTCAGTAGAGGGTGGTTATAAAAAGATATTAGGTTATAATAAGTTTGATAGTAATATAGTTCCAGGTTTTAATGTTTGTAAAGTACATGGAGCTAGTCAATCAGGTACAACATTAATAATAGGGAATGTACATTTTACACCTGTAGTAGGAGATACTTTAACAATAACAGGAGTAGATGGTACATACACAGTAGCATCAGGAGGTGTAAGTTATAGTAGTACAACTAAAAGAGCTACACTTACTTTAACTACTAGTTTAGATAGTAGCCCTGCTGATCAAGCTAATGTAACTTTTACTAGTGGTTCTAATGAAGCTGTACATGGATTAGCTGCATGGGAATCAACAGTTATAGCAGTAAGAAATAATAATGTTTATAGTTCAGGAGGTTCAGGATTTACACAAATAAATGTAAGTCAGTATGGAGTACCTAGAGTAAATGGTGGTAGTCAAAGTGGTGGAACTTTAAATGTTGATGGATTAACATCAGCACCACAAGTAGGAGATACATTTACTATTGCAAGTGTAGCTTTAGTTTATACAGTAACAACTAAACCTACAGTTAATGCAGCAGGTGAATCAGCAATAGCTATATCACCTGATTTAAATAGTAGCCCAAGTAATGATGCTGTAATAACATTTTTAACAGCAGCAAAAGTAAATGCAGCTACTAATATAAATAGATTTTCTAAATATAGAATAGGTACAACAGAGAAGATAGCAGGTGTAGATGGTAGTAATTATCCATTTGTATATGATGGAACTACTTATACACCTTTAACAGGAGCACCTGATGATGTATTAGGTGCATCTCATACAGCATCATATAAGAATCAATTATTTTTTGCTAAAGGAGATGTACTAACTTTTACTGCACCTTATACAGATAATGATTTTGATGCAGGTAATGGTGCTGGAAATATAAGTGTAGGTTCTAATATAACAGGCTTAATTGCTTTTAGAGATCAGCTAATTATATTTAGTGAAAATAAAATTGATAGGTTAGTAGGTAATACTATAGCTGATTTTGTTTTACAACCTGTAACTAGAAACATAGGATGTATAGATTCAGACACTATTAGAGAGGTTGCAGGAGATGTAGTATTTCTTGGGCCTGATGGTATTAGATCTTTAAGTGGATCAGATAAAGTAGGAGATTTTGATTTAGCAGTTATATCAAAAACTATACAAAAAGAAGTAACAGATGTTATTAATTCTAATAATTCTTTTATGAGTGTAACTATAAAAAATAAATCTCAATATAGATTGTTAGGATTTAATTCTAATATTAGTGATTCTGCTGCTACTGGTATTATAGGAACACAGTTAGCAGGGCCACAAGGTTCTATGTTTGGTTGGTCAGAAACTAGAGGGTTTAAAGCATTTGTTGCAGATAGTAACTATAAATCTAAGACTGAAACAATAGTATTTGCAAATACAAATGGTTTTGTATATAACATGGATACAACTAATACTTTTGATGGTACTGCTATAGAGGCTACATTTGCATCACCTTTTGTAGCTTTAAGTGATCCTGAGTTTAGAAAGACTATTTTTAAATTACATTTATATACAGAGCCTTCAGGTAGTTTTGATACTACAGCTAGATTAAAGTTTGATTTAAATGAAGAGGGTAGTGTACAACCAGCATCAATAGCACTATCTAATACAACATCAGGAGTTGCAGGTGTATATGGTAGAAGCACTTCTACTTATGGTACAGCAGTATATGGTGGTAGATTAAAAAAGAAATTTACAGCACAAACAGTAGGATCAGGATTTAACGTATCAGTATTGTTTTCATCTACTGATTCAAACCCCTCATATTCTTTAGATGCTGCAACATTAGAATATGGCACTTTTGATAGACGATAATAACGAGGTAATTTAAAATGGGTACAGGCTACAATAGAAACGATTCCAGCAATAATATTGCTGATGGTAATGTAATTAATGCATCAGATTTAGATGGTGAATTTGATGCAATAGTTAATGCATTTAAAACAGATGGACACTCACATGATGGCACATCTGCTGAAGGTGCAGCTATTGTAAAAGTTGGCCCAGCACAACAATTAGAAATTAGTGCTACAGCTTTATCTCCAGCAACTACTAATACTTTAGACTTAGGTGGTAGTGCTAAACAATTTAAAGATTTGTATCTTGATGGTACTGCTAACTTAGATAATATATCTGCTGATGCAGCCAATGTTATTGGTGCAGTAACTATGGGTTCTACTTTAAGTGTAGTAGGTGCTGCTTCTGTAGGAGGTAGTTTAGGAGTTAGTGGAAATGCTTCTGTAGATGGATCGTTAAGTATAGGTGGCACATTTAATTTTGCTACAGCTAATGTAACAGGAAGTTTAGGAATATCTGATTCTGTTTCTGTAGGTACTACTTTAAGTGTTATAAGTAACACTTCTGTAGGTGGCACATTTACAGTAACAGGAAATGCTTCAGGTGCTGGAACATTAGATGTTAAAGGTGCAGCATCAGTAGGTGGTGCTACAACTATTACTGGAGCTATATCAGGAGCATCTACATTTGCAGTTAAAGGTAATTCTTCTGTAGGTGGCACTTTAAAAGTAACAGGTAATCAAGAAAACTCAGGAACATTAGAAGCTATAGGCAATACTTCTGTAGGTGGAACACTTACAGTAACAAATACTATTATTGCTAAAGATGAAATTGGTGCAGTTGGAAATGCTTCTGTAGGTGGTACATTAACAGTTACAAATGATTATGTAGGTCTTGACAGATTTGACAATGTAGGTGCTGCATCAGTTGGTGGATCATTTGTATTAACTGGAGATATAGATGTAGCAGGTGGTATATCAGGAACAGGTACTTTAGACATTAGACAAAATGCTTCTGTAGGTGGAACATTAACAGTCACTAACAACCAAGCTAATGCAGGTACTTTAAGTGTAATAGGTGCAGCTTCAGTAGGTGGTACATTAGGTATAACTGGTAATGCTTCTATTACAGGTACTTTGGCAATAACAGATGAATTTACTTTTGCAACAGCAAATAGCACAGGTAATTTAGGTATTCTTAAAAATGCTTCAGTTGGTGGTACTTTTCATATACAAGGTAACACTTCAGCACAAGGAACATTAAATGTTAAAGGTGCTGTATCTGTAGCTTCTACTCTTGGAGTTGAAGGAGATATTACTAATGGTGCAGGAAATTTAACAATTAATCCTGCAACACAAATTGTAGAAGTAAAAGGAGATGGTTCTTCTGTAGATGGTCAAATACAACTTAATTGTAGAGATAACTCACATGGACAAAAAGTAATGGCACAACCTCATAGTGAGGGAGTCACTAATGAAATGCTTTTACCAAAGGGTGCTAACTCTACATTAGTATCTGAAGCAGGAACAGCAACTATAACTAATAAAACTTATCTTGATGTAGATGGTAATTTAAGAGCAGTTCCTAAATCTAGAAACTTAGCTACTCAATTAGGTACTGCTGCTGGTACTGATACAGGTAATTTTATAATGCTTACAGGTACAGCTTCTTCAACACAAACTTTAGTTTTAACTAAAGATGTATTTTCTGCTGGAGATATATTTACAGTACTTAATACTAATTATGGTGGAAAAACAGCAGCAGCAGTTACAACTTTTTCAGCAGCACAATTAAATACTTGTTTCGTAGCAGGAGCAGAAACGTCAACTGCTTTAGTTACATTAGCTTACAATGGAGTAGCTAGTGTATTATTTATAGATTCTTCAGCATGTGTAATTACAGGAAATGTGAGTTAACTTATGACAGGTATTCATCAACTTTTATTAACAACTTTTTCAGGTGCTGTTGATCCTATAGAAGCATCAGGTGGTAATGAAACAAAAACACTAGGGGATTTTAAATATCATGTTTTTACTGCTGCAGGTGATTTTGCAGTTACTGTAGGTGGATTAGCTAATGTAATTGCTATTGGTGCTGGTGGTAGTGGAGGTGTAATGGTGGAGGTGGTGGTGGTGCAGGAGAAGTTGATAATTTAACTGAAGTTACTTTTGAAGCAGGTACAACTTATAAAGTTATTATTGGAGCATCTAATGCTAGTAATTCAGTATCACAGGGAGGTAGCACAATTATATCTGCTGGTGGAACTAATCTTGTAACTTGTTTAGGTGGAGGTGATGGTGGTAATCAATCTACTGACCCTGACACTAGAGCAGGTCGAGCAGGAGGCTCTGGTGGAGGAGGTGCTGGAACTGGTAATGCCAATGCTGGAGGTGCTGCTAATGGAGATAACACTAATGTAGGTGGAGCAGCTAATAGTGGTGGTCAATCATATAATGCAGGTGGTGGTGGTGGAGCTACACAAGTAGGTTCAGTTGGCCCTGATAAAGATAATTTTCATAGAGGTGGTGCAGGAGGAGAAGGTATGGCTTTAACTGCAATGGATACAGCCCTTGCATTTGCAACTTTTACTGAATTTGACGAAGCTAATTCAGGTATAGTAGCAAGTGGTGGTGGTGGTGGAGCTAATCCACAATCAGCACAAAATGCTCAAGGCCAAGCTTTACAAGGATCAGATAGAGCACAAGGAGGAACAGGTGCAGGTTTAGGTGGTGTAGGTAATGGATCTTATGCTAATGCTGGAGTAACAGCAACTAATGCAGGTTCTTTTGGATCTGGTGGAGGTGGATCAGGAGCACCTACAGAAACAGCAGGAGTGGGTAAACAAGGTTTATTAATCATAAGGTATGCAGCATCATGAAAAAATTTGGTTTAGTAGATCCTGGTACAAATATTGTACAAAATATTACTATTGCTCCTGACAATTGGGTAGCAGGTGATAATTGGTATGAATATACAGATAGTAAACCAGCAGTTATAGGAGGTACATGGAATGGTTCAGTTTTTATATTACCTAAACCTTGTAATAGTTGGATATTAGACTCTAATAATAATTGGCAAGCACCAATTACAAAACCAACATTAACAGATGTTGAAGTTGCAGAAGATAAATATTATCTTTGGTATGAAGATCAGTATCAATCTGATAATACAAAAGGATGGGTTATTGGTAATTATCAAGAACATCTTAATTTAGGAGGACAATATATTGGTTGGTAATATATAGTGAAAATAATAGACAATTATTTAGATAAAAAAGACTTTAATAAATTAAAAGATATATTTATATCTGCAAATTTTCCTTATTATTTTAATGAATATGTTTCAAAAGATAAAGAAATAACAGGACACTTTTATTTTACACATACACTATATGACAATAATTTTTCTAATAGTCAATTTGTTAATTACATTAATCCATTATTAAATAAATTAAATGCATTTGCTTTACGAAGAATAAAAATTAATTGTTATCCAAAAACTGAGAATTTAATAACACATGATAAACATCAAGATTATCCAATTAAACATAAAGGGGCTATATATTTTTTAAATACTTGTAATGGAGGAACTTATATAGAAGATAAATTTATTTCTTCTATTGAAAATAGAATTATTTTATTTGATCCATCTATATTTCATGCAAGTACAAATTGTACAAATGAACAAGCTAGATTTACTATTAACATTAATTATAAATAAGTAATGAAATTAAATTTAAAATATGTAGATAATTTACCAGTAGTAATTATAAATAATTATTTTGATAAACAAGAATATAAAAAATTAACTAATTTTATTTTTAATTTAAATCCTTATATGTGGCATACAGATTTTAAAAAATCATATGGAGCACCAGATTTTAAAAATAAAAAAATTAAACAAAATTATTCCATACAACTTGATGAGTTATATACATCTGAAGGTAGAAAACATTGTTTAATTTTTAATATAAATAGAAAACTTTTTAATGAAGAAGTAAGAGATAAATTATTAAAAGAACATAACCTTTTTAAGTATTTAAATATTTGTAATTCAGATAAGACTTTTTTAAATTACTATGAAAATAATAACTTATATGATTTTCATGTAGATATAGCATCATTAACAGCAACTTATATTTTTTTTAAAACACCAATGCATTTTACTGGAGGTGAGTTTAGTATAGAAAATAAAATAAATATTAAACCTGAAAATAATTCAATGATTATTTTTCCATCTTTTTTATTTCATAAAGTTAAAAATGTTTTAATGCCAGAAAATAAAAGAGGTAAATGTTTAGGTAGATTTTCAATGACACAATTTTGTACTTTTAAATAAAACTAATGAATACACAAACTTCTAACAAAATAACAAAGGCTTTTATAGAGTTAATTAATAAACTAAGGAAATAAGATAGATCCTCTCACACTCCTAGCAGCAGCTAATACTGCTTTTACTGTAGTAAAGAAAGTTGCTAAAGCAGCAGATGAGGCTGATGCAGTTTATAGATCTTTATCTAAGTGGGCAGGACATATAAGTGACTTACAAGAATGGATGTCACAGGAAGAAGCCAAACCTTCTATCTTTAAAAAGATTGTATATAGTAAGTCAGCAACAGCAGAAGCATTTGATACATTAGTAGCTAAGAGAAAGATTGAAGAACAAGAAAAAGAAATTAAAAGTATGTTTTATGTAGGTGCTCTTAATCACTTAGGTATTAGAGGATACAAAGAATTTATTCATCAACGTAGAGCTATAAAAGCTAAGAGAGAAAAAGAAGTATATGAACAAATTCGTAGACGTAAAGCTTTTTTTTACAATACAACAATGGGTGGATCTATAACTATAGTAGGTACATTGTTAGCAAGTATGATTTGGTTTTTAATTGATATGATTAAAGAGGCAAGTAGATAATGATTAGTTTAATACTTACTACATTAATAGTTTTTCATGGCGAGTATCAATGTAGATTAAGTTGGTACGAAGAAGATAAATGTGTATATCAATGTCAAAATAGCTATGAACAATTTACCTGGGTTATTGGGGAAACAAAAGACGGATGCCCCTTATTTAAAAAGTTTTATAAAGCACAAATGGAGTTAGTAAATGTTACCACTACTGTCTAGTATATTACCTATTGGAGAAAAGTTAATCGAAAGATTAATACCTGATAAAGATGCACAACGTAAAGCTAAACTTAAGTTAGCCTCTCTTGAAAAAGAAGGTCAACTAAAAGAAATAGAAATGATTATGGCTGATAGAGATTCAGCTAGAGCTAGAGAAACTGCTATTGCAACTAGTGAAAATGCTAGTTGGTTAAATAAATGTGTAACTCCAATACTTGCATTAGGTACAGTAGCAATGTCTTTTGCTTTATTCTTAGTAATTATATTTGCAGATGTAGATGTAAATTCAGGAGCTAAAGATATTTTGGTGTACGTCTTAGGTGCTCTAAACTCAGCTACTACAATGGTGTTAGCATATTACTTCGGAAGTAGTGTAGGTAGTAAACAAAAGTCGAATGAAATAAATGAAATACTAGAAAAGAAAGAACCAAGAATATGAGTGTAGATTGGGATAACTCTAGATATTTTAAAGCTAGTGAATTTTACTGTAGTCATACAGGTACAGAAAATATGGATCAAGATTTTATAGATAAGTTAAATCAATTAAGAGATAGCTATGGTAAACCTATGACTATTACTTCTGGGTTTAGAGATGAAACACATCCTGTAGAAGCTATGAAGAAAGATCCTAAAGGTGGAGCACATGTATCAGGTAAGGCATGTGACATACTAGTAGATAGAAAAAATGCTTTTGAATTATTATCATTAGCATTTTTAGTAGGCTTTACAGGTATAGGAGTTAACCAAAAAGGTGGCTCTAGATTTTTACATTTAGATACTATTGAAAATTCTTCATCAAGACCTAGACCAACTATCTGGAGTTATTGAATATATGGATACAGAAAATATAAAACAAACTGTAGATGCTATATCTATGGTTACTGTAGTTGGAACACTTGTTGATGTATTACCTGCACTTGCTGCAATCTTTACTATTGTTTGGACAGCAATAAGAATTTATGAAACAAAGACTATCCAAAAATTTATAAGATCATTTAAAGATAAAGAAGAATAACTATGGCTATACCAGATAGAGCTACTACATCAAGTAAACCTCTTAAGTATGAAGTACAAACTTCTGAAAGAGCATCACCTGTAACATCTAAAATTCGTGAAAAGATAGCTAGAAAAATAGGATATGATGGCCCTATGTCAGGCTATGATGATTTCTTAGCATCTTCATTACCTGCTCAAAGATTACATGCACAAATGACACAAGGTGTTAGAGCAAAACTTAAAAAAGCAAAAGGTGGCATTGTTAAAAGAATGGCACAAGGTGGATTAAGTATTGATGACTTGTATCAAGGTGTATTAGGCAGAGGTGCAGATGCATCAGGCAGAAAGTATTATCAAGAAAAATTTGGTGATACTATTGATGCGAGTGAAGTAGATCAATTTGTAGCAGGAGCACAAAACTCACCTGATGCAGCCGATGCTGCTGCTGTATCTACAGACTTAGTAGCTGATTTAAAAGCTAGGACTAAATTAAATAGACCTGAAGCAGCACCTGTAGAAGCTGTTAAGATAGCAGAAGATCCAAGACAAGAAGTTAAGTTTGAAAAAATAGATGGAGCTACAGCAACAGGTGAAAAAGTAACTGACACAGCTACTGCTGCTAGTGTTGATCCTAGAGATGCATCTAAAGTTGATGCAGATAAAACTGCACCTAAAGTTTCAGAAGAAGTTTCTAAACTAAAACCTGTTACAGGAGATGTTAGAGAGGAAGCTCAAGTACAAGCACAAACAGAAGATGTTAAAGCTACTGCATTAAAAAATGTACAAGCTTCTGAAATAGATAAAGCAGTTCAAATTGATAATTTACCAAAAAGAAAATTAGATGCAGAAGAATTAGTAGCTGGGCCTTCTGTTAAATCAGCACTTGTAGAACAAAATTTAGATAAGTTTCAAGCTGCACAAGCAAACTTAGATCCTATGGCTACAACACAGGGTCAGTTAGAAAACTTATATAAAGATTTTAAACCTTCTAATCCTCCTGCTTGGGCTGATGGTGCAGTAAGAAAAGCAATGGCAGTTTTAAATCAAAGAGGTTTAGGTGCTTCAAGTTTAGCAGGACAAGCAGTTGTACAAGCTGTAATGGAAAATGCATTACCTATTGCACAAACTGATGCACAAACAGTTTTTAATTTAGACATACAAAATTTAAGTAACAGACAACAACGTGCTGTTATTGCAGGACAACAAAGAGCACAGTTTTTAGGACAAGAGTTTGATCAAGCATTTCAAACTAGAGTAACTAATGCTGCAAAAATATCTGACATAGCAAATCAAAACTTTACTTCTGAAGTACAGGTTACTTTAGAAAATGCAAGGATGGCACAGTCTGTTGATTTAGCCAACTTAAATAATAGACAAGCTGTAACTATGGCAACAGCAGCACAAATGGCTAACTTAGAAACAACTAATTTAAATAATAGACAACAAGCAGAAGTACAAAATGCACAAGCATTTTTACAAATGGATATGAAGAATTTAGATTTTGCACAGCAAACTAATTTATTTAAAACACAATCAGTTGTTCAATCTATATTAACTGATACTGCTGCTGAAAATGCTGCTAAACAATTTAATGCTACTAGTGAGAATCAAGTTAATCAGTTTTATGATTCTATGAACTCACAAATAAGTCAGTTTAATGTTGCACAGAGTAATGCTATAGAACAGTTTAATGTATCTCAAGCTAATGGTTTAGAGCAATTTAATGTATCACAGAGAAATGCAGTAGCACAATTTAATGCTAGTAATGGTTTAGTTGTTAGTCAAGCTAATGCTCAATGGAGACAACAAATTGCTACAGCAGATACTGCTGCTCAAAATCAACTTAATCAATTTAATGCAGCTAATGCTTTAAACATAACCATGCAAGAGTATGAAAATGTTTGGCAAGAGTATAGAGATCAAATGTCTTATGCTTGGGAAACATCAAATAATGAAGCTGACAGAGTGAATAATTTAGCTTTGCAAATAATGACTAATGATGCAGCTATAGAAAAAGCTAAATACTCATTAAAAGAAAGTAACAATGAAGTTATGGGGGCTGTAGCAGGAGAGGTATTTAAAGTAGCTGCTCCTAGAGTTGTTAATAAAGCAATAGATATTGCAAAAAAATTCTTGCCATTTTAATAAGGATTTATAAATGTTAAACACAGAAGATTATGATAAAAAAGTAGAAGCTGAAGTAGTAGCTATACTAAGTGGTGCTACAAATAAAAAGAAACCTAAAAAAGAAAAGAAAAAATTAAAAGGTTTTATGTCACCATCTATGAAAAAAGAATCTGATACTGAAGATAAAGAAACTGACATGATTAAAATTATGGCAGGGCATGTTGCCAAGGTTCGTAAAATGAGAATGGAATTAAAAGATGACAATTCAACTGAGTCCTGATTTATTACAAGGCCCAATACCTGGGATGTCTTTAACTAAAGAACCAGGTGCATATCCTTGGGAAAGACCTACTCAATTAACAACAGTTGATGAGGCTGTTGATTTTTATGCTGAAAGACTTTTAAATGAAAAGACAGAGGATTCTTTTTTAAAAGCTATAGATAATGGTGTATCTATTGATCAGCTTACAGAAATGCTTACTGTATCTGGAACTATGAATGGAATACATAATCTTGATGTAAGTATTTTAATTAATCCTTATGTTAAAGAATTAATGAGATTTGTTGCTGAGAGTGCTGACATTAAATATATAGATTCTTACAAACAAGAACAAGAAAAAAATAGAGTTCCTTATAGATTTGTAAAAAAATATTTAGAAGAAGCATTAGAAGAAGAGCAACAACAAGTACCAGAGGAAGAAGTTATAATGCAAGATGAAATGCCTATACAAAAAGGTTTAATGGCAAGACCATCAGCAGAACAATTACCACAAGAAATGCCTGAAGAGGAGTTACAATAATGGGTATATCTTCATTTGCAGCAGGATTTGCACGATCTTTAGGAGAAGGTTTAAAAGAAGACAGACTTAGAGCAGAGGCAACTGCTGAAAAAAGATATCAGCAACGTGCTGTAGAAATTAAAACTGCTAAACAACAAGAAAAGAAAATAAGAACAGAGTTAAAACAAAGAGTTGCAGAGATTAGATCTATAGCACCTAAGTTAGGCCCATCAACTGTGGCTGCACTTATGGAAAGTCCTGAATTACTTACCGAATTTAAAACTTTAGCTAGAGACAATCCATCTATGTTACAAGACTTTATAAAATCAAAAGATGAAAATGATGTATTAGATGTAAAACAAAGAATAGAACTAAATGCACTACAAGCATATAAAGATATTACAGGTATGACTGCACCATCAGGTAAAACATTTATACCTGGTTTAAATGTAGATACTTCTAGAATTGGTGAAAGCTATGCTGCTGATGTAGGTATGTCATTAAAAGAATTGTCAGATAAACAAGCACCAGCCCCTCTTGATCCTTTAAAT